AGCAAGGAAACTCACCTTCATTAGATCGTAAAGACCCAGAGAAAGGATACACCAAAGATAATGTATGGGTCATCAGCAACAGAGCTAACACTCTCAAAAATGATGCCACCCTACAAGAACTCAAAACACTGGTAGAAAATCTGGAGGAAGTATTGCCAAGAGGCAACGCTCTGTGATATAATGAGGGGGAGACCCCTCTTTTTTTGTGCCAAATTCAAACTTCAATTCCAAAAATCGGGCAAAAAAAATTCGCCCAAATTTTTGACTCGTAGGGTTTTTATGAAACAAGAATTAAAACCACCAGTTCCTAATGTTATTATGCTTGGAGTACTATTTCTTTGTACGATAGGTATCATTATTGCAGGATACTTTCATGGCAACATGCATCTATTAACTACACTTAAGAACGCTCACTCATGAAAAAAGGATTCAAACCAACTGAACACAAAAAACCAATGAAAAACATGCGAGATGCACTGATGAGAAAAACTAAAGAATTTAAGAAGGCATTGAACAATCCTTTATTTGTTGCAGCACATCTTGACACAAAGACCACTGATAAGATAGAATAAATAAAACCACTTATTAGTTTCTACGATGGATCGCTCAGAGATTATTAAAAAAGTTCAATTTGTTTTATTTGATGTCTATGATGAAGATCCAACAATTTTAAATGCACGTTACTTCAGTGGGTACTATAATAAAATGTCCAATGAAGAACTTCTTTCACTATACTCAGAATTAAAACATGAATCTGAAAATTTACAGCGTCAGCGATTGTAAGTACTGCTCAGTTCTTATGGACACATTGAGTGCTCATGGAATACAGTATGAAATTGTAAAGGTTTTGAAAGCGGATGAGTTACCAGTTGATGGTGATGAAATGCCCTTTGCTGAATGGATCAGTAATGGTCCTGATGTTCCTATTATTCAAAAATGTATGTTCCCTCAAGTTTATATTGATGGAGAATACATTGGTGGTATGAAAGATACTATTCGGCATCTCTATGGAGCTGTGCAGAATGAAACTAAATAGAAGTGTGAAAACGATGACGAGGAGGAAAGAATCTCATGAACCCGATTTCAGGATCTCCTCCAAAAGATTTTTAAAATTGGGCAAACGTGTTATTCATTTCAACCTTGATCTCTTTATCATAAACACAGAAGAAAAATCAGGAGAAGACTCATGATTTCAGTTGCCCTTTTTTGCTCAGGATTCCTTATCATCTTATTCAGCGCCGTTGGTTTCGGTTTTGGATGGATGGGTAGAGAATACTATGAGAACTCTATCGTCACAAATAGATTATCTGATCATCCAGAAATGCTTGATGATAATGGTAATCCTATTCAATCAGATCTTTATTCTGTAAGATTTGTTGTTGATGAGGATGAAGAAGACTAATTAGTACAGTAATTATTTTAAAAAATGAAATTGTTAATTTCTGAAGTGCTCCAAAAAGTGAGCAATGCAAAAACCAAAGCAGAAAAGATTAAACTCCTCCAAGAATTCAATACAGATACGCTTCGGATGCTTCTGATTTGGAATTTTGATGAGAGTGTATACAGTGCTGTACCAGCAGGAGACGTTCCTTTCAGAGCGAATGAAGCACCCGCTGGTACAGAACACACCAACCTTGAGCACGAATCACGTTTGTTCTTCCACTTCATTGAAGGTGGCAATAAGAATCTTACTACGACTCGCCGTGAGCAGATGTTTATTCAAATGCTGGAGGGTCTTCATAAAGACGAGGCAGAAATTGTTTGTCTCGTTAAAGATAAGAAACTTGGCAAACGTTATAAGATTACCAAGAACGTTGTAACTGAGGCATTCCCTGCTATTCAGTGGGGAGGTCGTTCCTGATGGGAAAAGGAATTAAGATGATTCACCAAGACTGTGATCCGTCTCTGGCGGATGACAGATCTTTACCACACAATGCTTATCTGATTGAGTATCTGCAGGATGGGCGAACTATGTTTGACATTGTGATGGCAGGAAAACGAGTTGATATTTTTGATCACTACTGGGATAACTATCGCAATGATCTTAAAAACATGACTCAAACTGAAGGAAGAGCTAACCCTAAACTCTATAACATTCCAAAGAAAAAATGATTTTATTATGGACTACAAACCCTATTCACCCGAGTGGCATCGTAAAAGATACCTAAAGGAAGCACTAGATAAGTATCTTGACGATTACGTTGAGAACGATATCATTATGAATGATATCCTCAGTATCATATGTGACCGTCAAGAGCGGGCACATGCCGAGTATCATAAACTTGAAGATTTAGAACTTAAATTAAGAGAGTAACATGCTATCAACTAAGTACAGACTCCGACTGGAGTTCATCTGCAGTAAGATCGCTAACAAAGAAGAAGTACAACTTGACGATATGATCTGGGCAGAGAAACTTGCCAAGCGTCATACCACTGCTAGAGATTGGTTGAATAAAGCACGTCGCCAGGCTGCTCAGGAAATTCAGGAGGGATCCATGGATGATTTTATGAATAAGATGGGACTAGGAGACCCCGACCCATCTAATTATAAATCGGGGTTTAGTAGTGCAGATGAAATTGTAGACTGGTTCAAACAAGACAAACCTGATGATTGGAGGCAACGTGACTGAACGACAATGGCAAGAAGTAGAAGCAATTGTTCGTAAAGAACAAGTGCAAGCACTACAACACATGAACACCAAACGTTATGAAGAACTGGGAGAGATTCTAGATCATCTTCATGATGCTGCTCACTGCACACCATTAGAGTGTGCAGATCACCTAACTGATGAATGAATTATAAAATTTATAAATTGCTTGATGAAGACCAAGTATCTTACATCAGGCAACTGATTTCTCCCAAAGATTACTGGCAAGATGGAACAGTTTCACTTAAAACTGACGTAAAACAAAAGTATGAACCTCATGAAATAAAAAAGTCTGAACAACTTTTACTAGGAAATGCTCAGAAGATTTCATCACAAATTGTATATGATGCACTTGATGTAAACTCTGAGTTTAAAAATTTTTGTTTGGCATATGAGACTAGTAGTGTTCTTTTTAGTAGAACTAATTCTGGTGGATATTATAAACCACACTTTGACAAACCTTCTTTAGGAGAGTATAGTAATACTTTATTTCTTTCCGATCCATCAGAATATGATGGAGGAGAATTAACTTTATGGTTAAATGATAAAGAAGAAACTTTTAAATTAGAACCTGGAATGTGCATTGCATATCATTGCGGCACTCCACATCAGGTTAAAGAAGTCACTAGTGGCAGCAGAGAAGTTGCAGTTTTTTGGAGTCGTTCTAAGATTAAAAATGATAGACTCCGATCCATAATGAAAGACTTGCTTAAGTGTATGAATCTTATAGAAGATATGCCCCCCTTCACTGCTCTAGAAGAAGCTTTGAATCATCCTCAATTTCTTCTCCAGCAGTCCATATATAATTTAGAACGTTATCTTGAAGAAGAATGAACGAAACGGTGGTGATCTACAGTAATGGTAGTCAAGAGTGTGAGCGCATGGGAATGCTCCTTAAATCTCTTGGCGGTGAGTTTCATGAATACATATTAGGAAAGCATTTCACTCAACAGCAATTCAAATCTGAGTTTGGATCTGAAGCAACTTACCCCCAATGTGCTATCGGAAGATATCACATTGGTAACCTTAAAGAAACCCTGCAACATATGAAACAGAGAGGTATGATTAAATGAAAGATCAGTACGTTATTAATGACGGCGAGTCCCAAGAAGTAAAATGGAATCGTGGTCTAGATCTATTCATTGAGAGTGTTCTCAAACCAGATCCACAGTTGCGTCAGTGTGCTCACAACCAGAAGTGCTATCATGAATTGTTGTGGGTTCGTGAAAATGTCCTTGAGTATCTCAAAACGTTGAGAAATAATTAAACTGTATCGTATGCTACAGTTGCCACATCATAAATAATATGGTATACTATTACCATCGTTCATCTCGCTCTCGGGCGGGACGCAAGTAAGTCGCGGAACGGAGCGTTCATCCCATGTTAGAACTATTATTCTATACAACACTCTCATGTACTCAAACTGATGCTATCATGCTGAAGATTGAGAAGAATGTGAATCTATCTTCCATCGTGAAGTTAGAGTTGGTTGAGACTATTAAGGACTCAGCACCAGAATGTGAGTGGTATTGGGACGCAAACGACTGAAGGAACGGGAGACTTAAAACCTCACCCCAACTTCAGGAGAAGACTCATGAACACACTTAACCTCATTCGCAAGCAGATCAACAAAGCTGCTGCACTTCACGACGCACAAATTACCCACACCTCATATCGTGGTGTTGAGTATACTACCCGTTGTGTTGAATCAAAGGAAACCCATGGCACATTCTGCTATCGCGGTAAGTCTTACACTAAGTGAGAAGACTACAATAAATAATCAGGAGGGTTCGCCCTCCTTTTTTTATAGGAATTTTTTTATGCAAGTAGATAGAGAAAAATTGAAACTGATCATCAGAAATCTTCATTTGCTCGTCAATGCTCTAGAGTCTGAAGTTTATTCAGATGTTGACGCATACAAGAAAGATATTGGCAATCCCAAACTTGGATTCTATGAGGGAAGAGATGATGATGATGGATATCCAGATTGATCCTTGACAAATCCCTTAAATACCACTAGAATAACTCTGTCCAGTTTGATAAAGAATGCTAGCTAAACTTATTTCAGTTACTCCTGATGCTGAGAAGCATATGGCATACTGTGCCCGTGTGAGTAACCCTTCTAATCAGAACAACGAATCGTTTGCAGGACTCCTAAAATATTGCGTGAAGCATCAGCACTGGAGTATTTTTGAACAAGCGTTCATGACCCTAGAACTGAATACTACGAGAGCAATCGCAGCTCAAGTGCTGCGTCATCGTTCGTTCACATTTCAAGAGTTTTCACAACGCTATGCAGATTCATCTCTGCTAGGTTTTGATAAGATTCCCTTGCCTGAATTACGCCGTCAGGATGACAAGAATCGTCAGAATAGTATTGATGATCTTGATCCATTTTTGGTACAAACACTTGAGATGCAGATACAAACTTTGTTTGACTCATCCATGGCACTCTATGAGCAAATGCTTAAGCGAGGTGTGGCAAAGGAGTGTGCAAGAAATGTGCTTCCCCTCTGTGTGCCCACAAAAATTTACATGACGGGCTCATGTAGGTCATGGATCCATTATATTGATCTGCGTACTGCTAATGGTACACAGAAAGAACACATGGATCTTGCAAATGCTTGTAAAGATATTTTCATGGAACAGTTCCCAGCAGTTTCTGTTGCCATGGAATGGAAAGAAAAGGAGGAAAACTAATGCCAACTTACAACGTTAAAAACTTAAAGAATGGAGACACTCTAGAACTCCACATGTCAATCTCAGACTACGAACAGTGGAGGAAAGATAATCCTGACTGGGATAAAGACTGGAGTGCTGGTGGGTTTGGAGGAACTATATATGGTGAACCCAAACAGTCACAGGGTTTTAAAGAAGTGATGCAGAAAGTACAGTCTCGTCACCCTAACGCAAACTTGTCCCGTTATACTTGATTTTATGCCAAGAAAAAGATCGTCCAATCCTGTTCCTTTCGGGATGTCTAACAAACAGATGAAAAGAAAGAAACCAATCAACAGTGAGTATCTCAAGAAGATTGAACCACTCACAGAGAATCAGGAGAAGTTCTTTCATGACTACAGCATGGATCAGAACATCTTTGCTTACGGTGCAGCAGGTACAGGTAAGACATTTATTGCACTCTATCTGGCACTCCAAGATGTACTGAGTGAGCACACACCATACGAAAAGATCTACATCGTTCGTTCGTTGGTTGCAACTAGAGAGATTGGATTCCTCCCTGGAGATCATGAAGACAAGTCTTCTCTCTATCAGATTCCATACAAGAACATGGTGAAGTACATGTTCAAGATGCCAGATGATAATTCATTTGAACTTCTCTACACAAACCTGAAGACACAGGGAACTGTTTCGTTCTGGTCTACATCATTCATTCGTGGTACTACATTTGATAATGCTATCCTGTTGATTGATGAAGCACAGAACCTGAACTTCCATGAACTTGATTCAATCATCACCCGTATTGGTGAGAACTCTAAGATTATGTTCTGCGGCGATGTTGTTCAGACTGACCTTGTAAAACAGCATGAGAAGAATGGCATCATTGACTTCATGAAGATCCTTGAGGACATGAAAGAGTTTAGTATGGTAGAATTTGGTGTGGATGATATCGTCCGTTCTGGTCTGGTTAAATCCTATCTCGTAAGCAAAATGAATCTCGGTCTCTAATATGTTCAATCACATTGGTCATTCGTTGCAGGAACTTCCAGAACCTACAACGGTGAACGGGGTGCGGTACTATCCCACCCCTGGTGGCAAGAAAATGCCATCAATCACATCAGTTACATCATTCAAGAACCGAGAGTTCTTTAAGAAGTGGCGTAAAAAGGTCGGAGACGCCGAGGCAGACCGCATTAGTAAGGAAGCGACCACCAAGGGTACAATCTTCCACAAGTATGCTGAGGACTATTTAAACAACGTCTCAGTGCGTCCACAGGATTTATATGAAAGCATCTCTCCTGCATGGCAGATGTTTGAATCCGCACAACCTTTTCTGGACAACATAAATAATATACATGCACTAGAGGCACCGCTCTATAGCGAGTACCTTGGAATCGCTGGCAGAGTAGATTGCATCGCTGAATACAACGGCGAGTTGGCAATTGTAGATTTTAAGACCAGCGGGAAACAAAAGAAAGAGGAATGGATTGAACATTATTTTGTTCAGTGTGTTGCTTATGCTTACATGTATTATGAACGTACAGGAATTGAAGTAGACAAGATTGTAATTCTCCAAGCATGTGGGGATGGAGAGGTGCAATTGTTTGAGAAGTATGATAAACTGTACTATATTGAACTATTGAGGAATTACATAGATGAGTTTGTTAACTATCACAAGGGAGACAAGTTTGCCAATGTCTAAGGAAAATCTAAATGAGATCCTTGACGAAAAATTTATGACTGCCACCAAGTTCTCCCTTGAGATTGAGAATCTCATGAAGGTGAGCAATGGTACGATGAATTACATTGAATGCATTGTTCACTACTGCAATGAAAACAACATTGAAGTTGAAACAGTTTCTAAGTTGGTCACCAAGTCTTTAAAGGAGAAACTAAAGTATGATGCCCAACGATTGAACTACATGAAAAAATCTTCTAAGGCACGTTTAATTCTATGACCGCGTTTGAATCGTACAGAGTTTATTCTGCACTGAAACTACATTTCACTACAGACAGTTACGATTACTTCAAGTATCACGGTAAGACTAAAGTCACACCAGAAAACTTTGAGAAGAGAAAGGACAAGTATTTTTTCAAGAAACTAACCAACAGATTGAGGGACGCTGATGTCGTCCCTTATTTTGTCGCAAATTTTGTGAAGGATTCTAATGGTTGGATCGGAACAATGCTTCGCAACGATGGTGATGACAACTACAGAGAGTGGAAACGAAGAGTTGAGAGTTTGTCTTATACTTTCAGTGAAGACATTGATTTTCTTCTCGGAGAGGTTGATGACTTTGATAAACTCTTTAAAATTGATGGATCACATCCACCATTGCTTAAGTTCTTACTCGGTAAGAAGATTTCAATGGAAACTTTTGTAATACTTAATCAGATTCTAAACTTTGTTCCACAATTTGATAGAAGTATTCAAGAACAACTTGTGTGGAAGGATGTAAGGAGAACCGCCCTAAAGTATGCTCCATTCATAACAATTGACATGAGTAAATATAAGAATACACTTAAAGAAAAAGTACTGGACCACAAATGTCTTTCTTTGATTCAGAAATAGTTCAAAACGAGATCGCTGAGATCCATAAGATGCAGGAAGAGATCGTTACTATGATCCCTAAACTTCCTTTTCTCATGCAGGATGAGCAAGTACAATACTTTGACAAGATGATTGCCCTGGTAGAGAAACAAAAGTTATTCTACATGCGTTTGTCTCTGACTGATGATCCCCGTGCTAAGGAACTGCAGCAGGAGTTTAAGAGGGCAGCGATCATGCTTGGAATGACAAGCAATACTGATCAGGATCTCGGTCTCCTATACGAATCTTTTAAGGATTCCATGTACGAACTCCGTCGCAAAACCATTGACGGAACGCTCTAAATACTGTATGATGATCCTGTTGGGTCATCGTAATCCAACTAATCCAATTAATACGAGGTAATCTAATGTCCTTTGCTGATCTTAAGAATAAGTCTAAGTTTGGTTTTGAGAAACTGACTCAAGAGATTGAGAAACTCTCATCCAATGCCAGCAGCAACACCGATGACCGTCTCTGGAAACCTGAGATGGACAAGACTGGCAACGGTTATGCAGTGATTCGTTTCCTGCCTGCTCCCGATGGTGAAGAAGTTCCTTGGGCAAAGGTTTGGTCCCATGGTTTCCAAGGTCCTGGTGGATGGTATATTGAAAACTCCCTGACCACTCTGGGTAAGAAAGATCCAGTGTCCGAACTGAATCGTACACTGTGGAACAGTGGTCTTGATAGCGATAAGGAGATCGCTCGTAAGCAGAAGCGTAAACTCTCCTACTACTCCAACATCTATGTTGTGAGTGATCCTACTCATCCTGAGAACGAGGGCAAAGTCTTCCTGTTTAAGTATGGCAAGAAGATCTTTGACAAGATTCAGGAAGCAATGAAACCTGAGTTCCAAGATGAAACTCCAGTCAATCCTTTTGATCTGTGGGAAGGTGCTAACTTCAAACTGAAGATCAAGAAGGTTGCTGGTTATTGGAACTACGACTCTTCTGAGTTTGCTTCTCCCTCCACTCTGGAGCAGATGACTGACTCTGAACTGGAGAAAGTTTGGAAGTCTGAGTATGCCCTGGAAGAGTTCATGGATGCTAAGAACTTCAAGTCCTATGAAGAATTGGAGTCTCGTCTGAACGTCGTCCTTGCTCGCACTGCTAACAAGCGTGTGGACCCTGAGACTGCCGAGGATGAGGGTGACTTCAATGGTCCCGACATCATGGCACGTTCTAGTCGTCCTGTGTTCAACACTGTTGCTGAGCGCACTGCTCCTAAGAACGAAGAGCAGGAACTGCGTCAGCAACTGCGTGATCTGCAACCCACTACATCATCTGACGAAGATGATACCCTGTCCTATTTTGCTCGTCTCGCTGAAGAAGAATGAAATCAGTTACACTTGAAGAATACAAAGAAGCAGGGGAAGAATTCTTCCCCAAGTATTTCTACGTTGCAAAAGAGTTGGGTGAGGAATCTAAACCCGAGGAAGTTCTGAAGGTTATGGAAGCACTGGCAGGTGTTGCTATGAAGCAACGCATTGAAAGTAAAATGTCTGGACCCTTTGGATTCAACAAAAAAAATGAAGAAGATTCTAGACCCACGGAATAAGTACTACGTTTATCTTTACTATAATGAAGCTGGAATCCCTTACTATGTTGGTAAGGGGACTGGGAGTAGATGCACTGATGAACATGGATCTATTCCTGTTCCTCCAGATCATATGATTATAAAAGTTTTGGAAAACGTAGATGAAGAAACTGCTTTTAAAAAAGAAAAGCAGTTGATTGAACTTCATCGTAGAGAAGTTGATGGTGGAACACTTTTAAAT